TGGTGTTGTTCGTTGGATCACTAGCCCCGCCGCTCCAAGCCAGACCGCCGGAGGTGTAGGGGCTCATGACCGCTGTATTGAACAGCTGCTGAGAAGCTCCTTGGTCAAAGGTCGCGGTCCACGCTCCCGACACGCCACCAATCGCGGTAATATAAGCCTGCTGTCCGTTGATCTGGGTCATGCCCCCAACACCGGTAAACGTCATCCAGTCCCCCAGTTTGTACGGGTTAGCGCTGGAGACCAGATTCAAAGTGACGACGGGGTGCGAGGTTGCTTGCGTGATGTTGGTGATCGGGATTCCGGCGGCGTAGGGGCTGAAGTTGGTGGTGTCGATCGCAAACGTAGCGGTGTGCGCACCAAACGATCCAGCTATAGCGGTGCACAGCGCCTTCAGCCCATTCAGCTGCGTCATGCCCTCGATACCAAAGAACCAGTAGCTCGCCCCAACGGTGAACGGGTTGCCGGCGACCTGTTTCGGAATCGACACCACCATCGGGTTCGTGTTAGTGATCCCTGCCAGCGCCGTAATCGTGTTACCGGGGTCGCCGTAGTTGGTATAGAAGTTGCCCCCCGGCGGACTGGGGAAGGTGACGTTGCCGCCGTTGAAATTGGTTTCTTTGAGGTTGCTGTCCGTGTTAGGATCAACCGCCCAGTTCGGATCCCAGCGCTGCGTGTACTCCCAGCGCATACAGAAGGGATAGTAGGGAGCGGCTACCGCCACTCTTTTACCAGTCGAGACCTGATTGCCGCCAAAAGGATCGTTATAAATCAGATGGCAACCCGCGGCGATACTGCTGACAAACTGATCGGGCTGCCCAAGATCAAAGCCGGTCGGTGCGAATCCCACCGCTTGATATTGCATGTCGTAGATGCCGCCAAGATCATTGGGCGCGTTCTGCGACACATCCCACGCTGGGCCATTTGTCGGCCCCACGGATCCCGGTGCCCCGGTGCCAAAGATGATCGGTCCGGGAGATCCTGACTTGGTTCCAAAGCCGGTACCACCTACCGCCGTGAGCGTGATAGGCTGCCCAGCGGAGATCTGCCCCGCCGTGATCGCGGCCACCGAAGCCTGTTGCCCGGCGTATGCCACAGCACCGGCCACCGGGATGATAGTCGTCGCCGCGCTGGAGCGGATCAGCGTCGGCGCCGCAGAGCCGAAAGCCAGCGCACCTACCGGCGGCCGAATTCCAAGATTCAACTGCGGCGGAGAACCGTTAATAAGCAGCGTCGCGTTCGTCGGGACTGGGCTGGTTTTAGCAACCACCCCGGGAGGGGCCGGAATCATTCCCACGGAGCCTCCTAGCGGGGTGAGCTTGATGGGAGCCTGCAGATTGGGGCTGAAGCTGTAGCTCGTCTCCCCAATGATCCCGCCTTCAAGCCAGATAACGAACTCGGAACCAACGCCATTATCCTGCAGCGGCAGAACCGCCGGGGGCGCAGCAAACGGGAAGTGCGCCAAGGTGATCTGGCCATCGGTAAAGTTACTACTTCCCGAGTTAGTGGCCGACGCCCAAGTGCCGGAAGGCGCTTGCGCGATCAGATACACATTCTGGCCCGCGGTTAGCGCTGGCATCGAGATCGGCGCGGTCAGATCGACTTGCCCCGCCGGGATGGTCATCGTCGAAGACACGCCGAGCAGCGCGCGGGTCACTTGATCGTAGACGCAAACGTGCAGCTGTGTCGCGGTACTCTGGCCCATCGAACCCACATGCACGGCGGTAGGCTGGCCGCCAGTTACGCACTCATAACCCCCCGCACCTGGCGTGGCGTTCGGATTGTGATAAAGCGCAACGGCGTTCGATACGCCGGTGGAGGTAAGCGTCCAGCCGCTCCCTTGTTGGCCGACGAGGAAATTCGGCGGCGTTCCAAAGGTATGCGCAACCAGGATCGCGTTCTGACGGTCGGTGGTGTTGACCAACCACAACGCTTTGTTGGTGCCGACGGTGAACTGGCCGAAGTTCAACTGCACCGTGCATTGTGTATCGCTATCGCGGCTCCAGTGCCCACAAAGTTCACAGTTCATCGTTGACGTTGGGCTTCGGTCCCAGGTCAACGAGTCTGAAATCTCCCAACGCCACAGATCAGCATCGATGTACAGTTCACTGATCCAATAGTTCGTCCCGATCGACAACCCATGCCCATCATCAAAGCCCCACACCCCCGGCCAGATGTTTGCCCACGGGACAATGGTCAGATCCCAATAGGTATCGGCGGGCGTCGTCGCCGGGCTGTATAACGCATCTACCGGGTGGCAACGGGTGAACTCACCGCCACGATCGCTCGCCGTGGGGGGTTTGTAGGGACAACCCGAGCCCTGCGGCCCGGTCCACGCGTCAACCAGTTCGCCCTGTTGGGAGTAGATATTTCCCTTGCTGCGATCCCAGAAACAGTCGAACCGCACCCACTGGCTGCCCCAATCGGTCGCGCGCAGCGTTTTGAAGTCAGACTCGCCATCCCCATTCACGCCGCGCGAGTCGGGGTGCGCCGCGGAGGCCCACTTGGTTCCCTGCGATGCGTGGTCGGCGTGGTTGTAGTCCAATGACCATGGCTCTTGATTGACGCGCATGACTTTGCAACTGCCGTCACCGCCACTGTTAGGGTTGGTGTTGTAATACGGCTTGTCGCAGTAAGCCCAGAAGGAGCAGAACATCAACTGATTGTTGAATGTGCCCCAAGCAGCCGGCCACAACGGCTTGCCGACGAATCCCTTGCCCAGCTGCATGTTGAGCGTGGCGTAGACCGCTTGCTGATAGATCGTGCGCTTGGGCTGCGAGGTGTAGCGGCACATCACATCCGTGCCCACCCCACTGTCCTTGCTCTGCTGGCCATACACCAAATGGTCGATGTCTTGCCCGTCGGTGAAGCCGGCGTAGGGGAAAATCTCGGTTCCTGCCGAGTATTGGTGATCGACGTTGTCGTAGAGCCACGGCGCGCTGCCGTAGTTGCGTTGTGGGAAAATTCCACTCGGCGCATTGATCGTCAGCGTCGCGCCATGCGCCCACGCCCCACCGCTCACGGTGAAGGGTGGTATGACGACTACGCCGAGGGGAGTTGGCATCTTCTTTGATCCAAGAAGTCAGGACGGCCCACATCGCTGCAGGCCGCCCATCCTTCCCGCTCGCTGCTTCACGCCATCGTGAAGACGCCGGTCGCTGCCGGCGAGATGGTCAGCGTGTTCGGCGACGTGATGGTGAACGCCGCCGTGGACAGCGTGCAGAAGCAGATCGCCTTACCGGCGCCTGCGCCCGTGCTGTTACGGATCAGCGCATAGCGGATGTTGTTCAGATTCGCGCCGTTGGCGGTGAACACCAGGCCAGCGGTTGTGTACGTGAACTTCATCTGCTTGGTGGACGCACCGACAGTCCACTTGCCGGTCGCAGGGCCGATGTTGCGGCCGCCCGCTGCGTAGCCGCCAGTTGCGGAGATTTCCGACCCAACCGAGCCAAAGGTCGAAATGCCACCGTTGGACACCTTGAGGATGTTTGCGGAGGCGGACGTACGGTGCAGCGACATCTTGAAGACGCCCGCGCCGAGGGTAATGGTGCCTGACCCGGCACCGAGGGTGCGCTTCGCGCGCGTATAGATCTTCCAGCTGCCAGCAGCCATTGATCAGTCTCCTAGGGGGTTGAAGGGAAGGAATACTGCGTGTCAGAGGCGCCGCAGCTGCGCCTTTTCAAACTCTGTCGTCTCTTCGCGCTCGACATCCAGTTCGGCGCCGTGGTCCAGAATCCACTTCAGCAGACCGTCGCCGTGGACCTCAAGCTCAAACATATCGCCCATGACCCGGATCAGGTTCATGAATTCCTGCGCCTGCGCGATCTGCCACGCGGTGCAGCCAAACTTGCGCCCACCGACCAGCGTCGGGAAGATCGGCGCGCCGTCGTTCTCAGGCTGAGGGTAAGCGTGATGCGCTTCGGCGCTGACACACGAGTCGCAACCGAAAAGGTGAAAGCGCTGATAGCCAAGCATCCGCAGCAGTGGGATAGCGCGCAGTAAAACGGTGCATCCGCCCACCACGCCGTACCACTTACCGGGGCACAGTTCTTCAAGAATGTCGCGGATGCTCTCCGCGGTGGTATGCCACATCCAGGTCCGCTCGTGCGGCAAGCCCTCGAACGTCGCCGGATCGCACTGCGACCCGACGAAGTACCGCGTGTCGTCTTGAACCGGGTGGGTGAAGCGAGCATTGAACGGGCGCGCATCAACCACAATCGTGCCACTGACGCTGAGCCCTTGATCCAGCGCCCAGTTGTAAGCGCCGTTCAGCGTCACCAGCAAGTGCCCTTCGGCACGCATCTGCCGGATCACGCCCACCTGAGACTCCAGCGATGGCCCGCCGCCGACAATCATCACCTCTTTGTCGTTCGGCTCGAACGGACGCAGCTGCTGCCAGCCGGCGGCGATGTTGTGACGGACGTTGCGCCGAATGTCCACGTCCTCGACATTCAGCGGCATCGGGCCGTCGACAATCTCCTTGCCGGTCATCCACGCCGTGACGTACGCCAGACACGCCGCCGGGCGATCAAGCGTCGGGTCGGTCACATCATGAAAGTAGTGCACCTGGCAGCCCAGATCGTTAAACTTCTTCAGCCACCACTCAGGCGGGTGCACCGAAAGATGCAGCGGCTCACCGATCAGCGCCCCGCAGACGTCATCCACGCACGAGATCTGAAAGAACACATGCTGCGCGGCCTTCAGCACGTTCATCAGCACACAGTCCACGTCAACCGGCGGGATGTGCTCCATCACGTCGGTGCAGTAACCGTACTCCGCGGTCAGGGGGATGGGCTGCGTCAAGTCGGCTTGGGTGAAGGATAGGGCATGCGGCTGGCCCTTCATGATCTCGACCACGTCCGGATCGAGACAATTGGCCGCGAAGTCCACCATCTCGACCTTGATGTCCTTGGGGCCCAGCAGCGCCATCATGAAGGCACCGCGTCCGGTCCCGCAGCCAAAGTCGATCACAGTCGCGCCGGGACGTGGGCGCGCCAGCTCGAAGAACTTGTGCACCAGGTGCTCGCCGGGGGCGACCGCGCGGTACTGGTGATGCGCCCACATTGCTTCGTACTTCTGCTGTTCGGTGAGACCGGTCCCCGCGGTTGCCGAGTCGACACCCGTTGACGAAGGCTGTGTGTTGGCGTGCTCGGACTTCGCGGGGACCGGAATATCGTGCGTGTGAAGCGCCGTCACTGAACACTCAGGGATCGGGCAGGGGCCCAACAGCCGGGCCATATCCCCGGGCTCATAGTGAGTGTGCGGTTCGGTGATGGCGCAATCGGACGCTGTACACTTACTCATGGTCGCGACCATTAGCCGCTGACACCGGCGGGCACTGGTGATAGACGTTCGGCTTGACCTCATCGCCACACCGTTCGCAGCTGGTGCGACCCTTGCTGACGGTCAACTCCGGCGGGTAAGTCAGAAATCCCGCGTCAGAGGCTGGGATGTGCGCCGGCGTCACCTCGACCACCGCGCCATCCGGCCCACCGCGTCGGTCGGGTTGGCCGCACAGGTGGTAGACGCCCGCATACACCGGCGCTCCACACGCGCTGCAGTTGCCTGCGGCTTGCAAGGTCAGTTTGACGCTCATCCCGATTGTGCTCTCCATCCTGTATCCCCTTGTCTTTAAGTTTTATCAACGCCCATGGAAAGTCGAACGCCGCTGGACTCCCAACCAGCAGTCGATGCCGCAATAGATGGCGGACACATGGCGCGCGACGAAGCCCTGCCGGCACACCCGACAGACTCGCTTCTCAGCAAAGGCATCCACGACGACCAGTCGCCCATCCACCCAGCGCGCATTCTTCGGAATCCGACGACGCAACTCTCGGCGCTCGTCGTCGCTGCGCCGCTTAATCTGGTCGGCGCACTCCGGGTGATAAGAGGAGCGGGCGCTGAGCAGTGCCCGCCCGCAATACAGACAGTAGCGTCGGTGATGCTGGACGAAGGCCGCTGGGCGCGCCAGCTCGCTTACAACTCGAACCACGCGGTTACCGTCAGCAGTGTCGTGCCATCCCCCGCGGTGACGTGGGGGCGGATGTACACCGGATTCTCATTCGCCGCCAGCGGAGCAAAGAACGCGGGCAAGGAGGCGGTGATCGCTGCCGGGGACAGCTTGATCCAGTTCACGCCGTCGTTCGAGCCTTCCAGCTGGATGGACCCGCCCGCGCCAATCGTCCCCGACACCTGCGTGAAGCATCGCTCCCAGGCAGCAAAGGTCTCCGGGATGCCGGTGCCGAGCGCCGTAGTCAGCCCGGTCCAGGTGGCCAAGTACCCAAGGCCGGAGAAGTTCAGGGCATTCAGCGCGGTGAATCCGACCAACTGCGTGAACGTGGGAGCAACGCCCGCGAGCGCTGCGGCGCCGACGGTGGGTGTGATGGTGGTGTTGGACATTACGGCGTCCTAGTTGCAGATTGACCGGTGATCTGGGCAGCGCCGGTCCCAGGGGCCAGACCGGTGCCGACGACGGCGAACGCCGAGGACCCGCCCGCGTATTGGTAGCTGCCCTGGCCGTCGGAGATGAACTCCCCGACCGCGCTGGCACTCGCCGGCCCGTTCGAACCCCAGGAGGGTGCGTCGCGCCAGCACGATGCCCACGTGACCACGCGTGACCCGTTTCCATCCTGCAGCACCTGCACGCACACGCGCGAGAACCGCGGAGGGTACGGCCCGACCGGCTGGCCAATGAACACCGCCCCGGCGGCGGTCAGCACATGATTGTAGGCCCGCGTCAGGTCCGGGTTTACCACGCCGAACACCGACCCATAGTTGAAGTAGTTCGCCCCACCGTCCGGGCGAAGGCCAAATTCTGGCATGAGGAGATCTCCGTGTAGCGTTTAACGCCGCGGGCTGGGCCGCGTGTCGTACTTGTCGTTGATGATGGGCTCGGCCCAACAGCGGCAGTTCCAGATCTCGCCCGGGTGATGGTACATGATGCGCCCATCCTCGTTCACCGGCGGCGGGTTGGCCCACTCACACACTCGACCTTCCATCGCGCGATGCCCCGGGCGCACGTCGGAATCGCCCGCGGTGCGCCAGACGTAATGCGTAGCGCCGATGGAATCGCACCGAGCCTGCAACAGCGCAGTTGCAGTGCGTGCCACCTCGGTGCGAGCGATCAGCAGGGCACGGGACTGTGTCACGTCTCCACTACGGGCGATTTCCTCGGCAATCTCTTTCGCCCGTGTACCGTCCAGCAGCGCTTCCTGCGTCAACGCATGCACTCGCTCGGCGGCGCGTGTGGGGAGCGACGTGATCAGCTCAACCTGCAGCTCTTGCAGCTCACGCATCCGCCCGGCCACCGGCGCGCTCTGCAGGTCCCGGTGCAGCTGTGAAGAAATGGCGTTGCCGAGACCGCGCCAGGCCGTGCGCTCGCGGCTGTCCACCTCGGCGATCATGCCCGCCGCCGCTCGTCGCGCCCACGGCCGCAGCGCGTCCGCGTACGCCTTCAATAAGGACGACAGATTTGGCAGCGA